CGTGTGTGATCTCTACGCAGTCGCACAGCGCAGAGACACGCGATATTATAAAGCCTTCTCAGGCTCACCTTGGTTAACGATGACTTAACGGCGCATCGTTTGGTAAAATTGACCAAGGTGTTTTTCGTGGGTATTTATTGCCACGGGTGAAAACACGTCTCACCATTTAGTCTGTGTTTAACCACTCAGACGAAGTGTTTCGTGGTTATTTATTGCCACGGGTCGCCACTAGGCGTACCATTTAGTCTGTGTTTAAACACTCAGACAAAGTGTTTCGTGGTTATTTATCGCCACGGGTCGCCACTAGGCGGCCATTTAGTCGACTTTTTCTTGAAAACCATGAACCAGCCCCGCCAACAAGAACTGATTTGTTTCATTCGAGCGGCCGTAATTCGCTCGAGGTTGTTTATCGTCGGCCGAAGCCAACATTGAAGGATACTCGGGATAAGAGTAGCAGCTGGGCGTTAACTCGACAGGTGTTTGACCGTCCCATCGCGAAAACGCGTCTTCCAAGATCAGCTGTTCCTCCACTGAAATTGCCGGTATTTCAATACAAGGTGAAACTGCCAGCGCTGCGCGCATCTCAGTGGTGGGCATACTGATAGGAAAACACTTCTCTATCTCATCAGGCAACATGGTTTGGGCATTCCACTTGCTATTCTTCTGGAAATCTGATTCCCATCCATTATAGCGTCGCGCCCCCCTTGTCAGATAACCAATACGCTGTACTAAAGCGCAAAGTATCGGATGTCCGGGGGCAGCATGGTGAAACGACAAAGCCTTGGCGCGAAGCAAAAACAATCGTTTATTCTTCTTAGTCGAGGCCAGTTTGACATAAGTTAACGATCGCAACGCTCGCACTGTGTTGATCAACGAGAAAGGTAGTCCTTCGGCATTCCTAATCGGCAGGTGAACGCGTTTCAGAAAGTCGGAACCGCCCGGGCCTGCGGATTCAGACACGAGACTGTAGCTCATGCCTAGCCCACTGGCCACATCGGTCCAAAAATCAGTCGGGATCAGAGCATCGTCACCCTCGGTGACAAAGTCCAACCTTGACGCATCCACCCACCATTCATCCAAGCTTTTGTAGTTTTCCTGGTACTTGATGTAGTGCCCAAGCAATATAATTGCTATGTTCACCAAACCATTTCCCAAGGATGTCCAGAAATCACCGGAACACCTGATAATGATCCACGCTAGGAAATCCTTATCATCTATCTTACGATAAGGCCCAGCAAACCTGCGGAAAAACTTGGCAGCCTGATGATCACCAAGATCGTGAAGTAATTGCTCGATCAATTGGTTCTCTAGGGCAAGCCTCATTTCA